CGCCCTCGGTGGCATTCAGCTCCGCCATGGGCTGCACCACACCGCTAGCCAGGAAGGCATCACGCTGAGTGGTTTGCTCAATGACGTAAGGCGTAAATACCTCGGGGATGATGATGTCAGAGCGAAGGGTCGCCATGACAAGTCTCCAAGATTGGTTTACGGTTTGGGCGCAGCCCTCGGCTCAGCGTGGCGCAGCCATCACGAGCGAACACATAAATACTAACGTCCCGCTGCTACTTTCAATTTCTCGTACAAATCACGATCAGTACGGAACAGGCGTGACTGTTCGGTGAGGTTGAAAGATTCAGGCAGGAAGGGGTTTTTGATGCCTGCTGGTACGTCGCCACTGCTGCGACCAACGGGTGCGCCGCTGCCCTGTGGCTTAGGTTGCTTTTGCATCCAAGCTGGCAGGGTTTGCTTTGCCCACTCGCTAACGGGTGTGCGCTGGTAGCCGTCTACCACCACGACAGTGCCATCAGCTTCGCGCTCAATCTTGTCTGGCGAGAGCTTAGTTTTCATCACCAAGTCAGGATCATGCACGATGTCAGCCAATGCGCTGACCGCAGGCGTTAGCAGTTCAAGTTCGCGGACACGGGCTTCAAGCTCTGAGATGCGCTTGTCCTTCTCCGCCGTCGCCTCGCGGAACTGCTGCTCCAGAGCTTGCCTTGCCTCTTGATACTTGCCTTGTGATTCGAGCTGTTGCTGTTCGTAGTTGCGTTTGAATTCGAGCAGCTCATCGACGTTTACCCCATCCGGCAGCTTTGGTGCTTTGGATTTGGCGCTGCGTAGTTCAGCGATCAGTTCTTGGTTTTTACGCTCAAGAGCTTCTACGCTGCGCTGCAACGCTTCAGCATCAACCCCAGTAGCCGCAGGCTCTTGGGTTTGGTTTTCATCAGACATGGATAAGCCGCAGGCTTAATTACGCTGGTATCGTACCAGCCTTGGCACTAATGACACGCGAATGGAATACTCCTATTCGTGAGCCGTGGAATCCTTTAATCAAACAAGTGCTCAATGCTATCGACAGACATGAGCAGTTATATCGACAGAGTGGTTCAGGTTGGCACGCTGCCAAAGCGCAAGAACTGCGTTGGTATATTTCAGAATTAAAAGATTGGATTCATTGCCAAGAGGCTACCACTTCTCACGATCAGCCCAGTACGCAGCAGACATCTTGCCTTTAGCGATGTTCTTAGCATGGCGGGCTTTGAAGGATGCTCGCCGTGCCTCTGCTGCCTTGGACTCGTTTGGCTTGGCTGGGCTGCCGCTTACACCCTGCTGACCAAAGCGAATCAGCTTTACCTTGTCACCTTCCTTGGCGAGCACCGCGTGTGATTTCGTCGGATGCTTTGGCGTTCGCTTCGGCTTGTTGTAGCCGTCAAACTGCTCGCCACGGTAGGTGATCATTTCTTTAGCGGAGCCTCGCGCAGTTCAGACCGTAGCTTCAGAACTTTGCCACCTGTTGATTCTGATTTGAGTTCAAGGACAGGATCACCAGGCTGCGCCAGCCTGACAACCTGACCGCCACTTTGCGTAGTGATGGTGGCACGCTTGCCTGCCATACCAGTCACCCTGCCAAAGGTGCGAACGCCTTGGTAAACCCAGCTAACGCGGGAGCCGATGCCGATTGCCATTACTTTTTGCCTTTGGTTTGCTTTTTGGACTTACCAGCTTCACTCAGTGCGATTGCTATCGCCTGCTTGCGGCTTTTTACGACTGGTCCTTTTCCTGGTCCCGGCTTGCCGCTTTTTAGCTTCCCGGCTTTGTACTCGCTCATCACCTTGCCGATCTTCTTCTCGGCTTTGGTTGGTTTTTTCGCCATCCGACGGCAGCGGCAGATGGGTCAATTCTAAACCCGACTTGTCAGCCCAGCCAATCCTGCCATCCTCTAACAGCTGAAGACGTGCTGTAATTACAGCCTCACCATATTCAATGTCTACCCAATCTGAATGAATACGTCCATCTAGATAGTATCTAACTTTCGGCAGCTCCATAGCGTCTCCTGAGTTGTTTCAAGGTTAGTTCGCTGCCATCATCGCGGACGAGCTTGGCGATGGCGTCCTTGCCGCCATATTTTTCAACAAGCATATTGAAGTACGGCACCTTTTCTTTGCCTAACACTTCAGCCTTGGTGGTGGCGTCTTGTTTAGCTAACCACTGACCGTAGGATAGGTCAGCTGGGACAGGGCCATCCATGCTGGCGCGTCTGCCAGGCGGTGGTGGATCAAAACCTAGCCTTTCGTAGTCAATTACAGGTACGGTCGTTGACCTGCAGTTGAAATGCTGCGGTGGTGTAGGACCCTTGCCGTATTCAAATTCTCTGCCATCCAATGCACGACAAATGCTGCTGGTGCGGGCGTCCAGTGTTGCCACATAGCGATACTTTTGAGTGATGTCTTGATTGGCTTCATAGACCTGCTGGCTGGCGGCGTTAGCTACTTGATTGACGCTGGTACGGACTAGCGTCATGACCTGATTATCTGTTGCCTGCGTTAGTTCGCCACCTTTCTGTGCAATTTGTTTAACGCTGCCAGTCTCACCTAGCTGCAGGTTGCCTATCAGGCGTTTAGCAATAGCAGGCGTTGGTTCGCCTGTTAACAAGCCGCTCCGTACAACCTGTGAGAACCGCTCAGCCTGATCTGTAGCGATGCCACGAAATGCTTTCTGTACAACCTGTCCATTTGGCAGCGTGATAGTTGCGCCATCTGCAGCAGTCAGGCTGAATGTTTGCGGTGCGCCCTGCACAGCAGCGAATAGATCGTCGCTCAGTGTTACGACGTTGATCTGCGTTGGATCGGTCGTGACAACTGACTGAGCAAACTGCGGGCTGATTTCTACGGTATTAACTGCGCTGCGAGCACCAGCGGGCAAGGCACGTCGTAGCTGATCCTCGACAAACTCAGATTGCAACAGGGCTAAACCTTGTAACTCGCCTGCCATGGTGGTAACGCTGGCATCAGACCATGTGCCAAGCGATTCTTTCAGTTGCGCCAGAATTGCACGCAACCTGGCAGCTTTAACAGGTGCTGCCAGCTCATCAATGGTGCGTAGCTGATTGACCGCATCAATGATGATGTCGTTATAGGAAACTACAATCTGCTTGGCAACGCTGTTGCTGTAGCGGTTTAGGTCAATGGCATTGCGGTAGAGGCTAGCTGGTGTGCTCACGGATCTATCCCAATATCAGCAGGATGACAGGTTGTAATTGAGTAAACATCAGCGCCTTGTTTCAGGGCTTCTTTGAATAGCCCTAGCAATGCTTCGCCTGTGTCTTCGCCAGCGTCTTCGATGTTCATTTCTTCTACGGCATAGATTTTGCCCTGCTTAAACCATGACACTCTGACAATGGCAAACAATGGAGGCGGTAGCTGACCCTGCACGCAAGATAACTGTTGCCTGCGTGGTTTCTTGAAAGCACCCATCATCAGCCACATCAGCATGGTTACATCATGCCGGGATTTCTTCTTCGTCTTCGTCGTCTGGCGATTCCTCAGGCATTTGTTGCATTGCCCGTGGTTCAGGTTGCGCCATCTCGATTAACCCGCCGTTTTGAGTAGCTTCTAGCTCCTCTTCAACGTCGAAGTCATCACCAAGGATTTCGCCTTCACTGAGCTGATCGAGCAGCGTCTTCTGCGTGATGGTGCCTGCTGTATAAAGCTGCAGAAGGGATTGAATCTCCTGCGGTTCAAGGCGCGAGCCTAGGAAGTCGCGGTTGACGTAGCTGCTACCAGCCTCGGGGATGTTGAGGTACTGCGCGTGATAAACGAGGCAGTTGTCGATCAGATCTTGCATGTTCTGAGCAATCACCATCATGGTGCTGTCGCCTTGGCTGCGGTCGATGCGCTTTGCCTCGGCAGTTTCAGCCGATAGCTTCTGACCGAGTACAGCAGACAGACCAAGCTCGTTGATCTGGTAAGCGATTTGCTCTAGACGCTTGAACTGCGCTTCAAAGCTGTTGCCGCTGGGTTCGATGTACTCTGCCCGCCCTTCTGATGGGAAGGCGATAGCCTCACCAGGACCGGCGGATACTTCCTCGGCAGCAGATGGGAAGCCGAAGAATGCCAGCATCGGCACGGCGCTGATGTGCAGTTGATTGTCTAGATCAGATTGAATCTGGTATGCCTTAAGGTTTAGCTCCGCGATGTCTTCCATCGGCGGGCGTGATTCCATAAAGTTGACGCGGTTAGCGTAGGCAACGCTGAAAGGGATAGCGTCTAGCGTTGTGGTGCCGCTGTCATGGATCTGGAAGTCGCCTGATTTCTCGTCGCGGCGGTGGATCTCAAAGCCGCCAGGGGTTAGCACCCTAACCTGCTCAACCTCTTTCTCGCCGTACTCGCCATCAGCCACGATCACCTTTTCCATCAGGCGAAGCTGGCTCAGCTGTTGGGCGCCATCTTTTAGCTCAGTGCGCCAGCCTAGGATGTCACGCGGCGTATAGCTGACCCAATACGGTCTTCCGTTTTCACCAGCAGCAGGTGCATCCACAAGCACGCCAACATGCCCGTAACGCACCATCTTGCGTGCAGTTTCATAGGTCCAGACGTTGAGGTCGTTACCGAGCAGGTCTACGTCAAATAGTTGTTCACGGACCAGATCAGATACATCGTTTAACCTGACCGGCTTGCGCGTCAACATGCCAGCGAGCATCCGCTCTAGCCGGACGTAATACGGTGCAAGAACAGAGCGAGCAAGCCTGTTGTCGTAGCTTTCGTCTTGCTCGCGTGGTTCCTGCGGGAGGTAACGGCGATGGCGGCGCCGCATTTCGTAGGTGCCGCCAATCAGGTCTTCAATCAAGATCCAGTGCGGTTCTTGATTACGCCAAGCAGCGTTCGGATCATTGACCTGCGCGACGCGACTGGTCAGTTGGCGGTCGTAATGAGCGAAGCCGGAGTACACCAGTTTTATCGCGCAGGCTATGAATCAGTTTAGGCTGCTACAGGTTGTTCACTGGTAGCGGCGGAAAGGGTAACAGACTTGCGACCAAGTTTGATCTCAAACTCATCGCCAGGTTTGAAGCCCATTTCCTGAACGTAACCTTCACCGATGGACAGTTTGCCGTTGAACTGCACTTTGGTTTTGTAGGTCAGGCTGCGACCACGCTTAGCAGCAGGCTTGAGTTCAAAACCTTTGGCTTCGAGCAGTGCTTCGTAGAACTGGGTGAAGCAGAGCTTGTCGCCTTTGACGTAGCCACACTCGCGGACGAGATCAGACTTGTTCATATCGCCGCATTCTTTGACTTTGGCGATGAGTTCGGAGCCGGTGAGCATTAGTAGGGTAAAACCGGGACGCTGCTGAGTATAGCCCTAAAACAGAAAGCCGCCACTGGTGTGACGGCTCTCCTGCCCGACTCAGGTGAATCTGAATCATCCCTCGGGACGGCGACTGATAAAGACCAGTCTTCCGTGTTGCCGACTTCAGCTTCAGTTGATCGTGTTGCGCCGAGGCGACCGAAGTTGCTGATCGGGTCAACAGCGATACACGGCAGGGGACTTTGCCGTTGGAATCAATATACCCTAATGCCAGTCCCTTTGCCAGCCCGTTCGTACAGCGGATTGAAGGCACCAAGGATCAGGTAGCCCAAGCCATCAGTCCAGTGCTCGATGCCTGCTGATTTGTCGATGACGTAATCGTCTGCGCCCTGCTTGTAGGTCACGTTCTTCAGGGCTTTGATCGTGTGCTTGCAGCGTGGGTGGATGAAAAGTTTTAGGTGCCCGTCAGCGGTGCGAATCATCCAGTTGGTTGCGTTGATCTTGTCCTTAACTGCCCATGGCGCCTTGGGGCTAACGCATTGGAAGCCGTAGCGGCGGATGATGTCGTGGTCGGTTCTGCCGGCTGAGCTGGTTTTCCTGGCGGAGCCTGTCGGGTCTGGGTAGGCGATGATGCGGCGATCCGGGAAGCGTGCTTTTAGGAGCTGGCACACTTCATCGGTGTTGGACTGGTTGACGGCTAGTTCATCCCAGATATGCAGAGTGTCACCGACGCGACTGCCCAGAACGCCAGCCATGACACTAACGTTAAAGTCAGTTCCCCAGTAGATTTCTCCGCCGGTGTCTTTGGCATTGTCAGTGACGTTATCGTCGCTGAAGTCAGGGTAGACACGTCCGGATAGGGTTTCAAAGGAGGCGAGGTATTCCTGGCGGAATGTGCGTTCGTCTAGCGTGCGCCGTGCTGCCTCGATTTCATCAGGCGGGACGTTGCCACCTTGAACTGTGGTGTAGCTGTAGGTTTCCCAGTCACCTTCATCCTGCGCTTGCTCCCATAAGTCGTGAAACCAGTTCAAGCCAGCAGGCGTTGTAATGAACCAGGCTGGACCGCCTTGGTCTGACAATGCCGGGCGCAGCACCATTTCCCATGCGTCTTGTTTGACGTATGCGGCTTCGTCTATGACGAGGGTTGAAAGGCTAACGCCGCGCAGGCTGTCAGCATTTTCGGCGCCCTTCAAGGCAATGATGCTGCCGTTAGACAGTTCGACTGATAGCTCTGATTCGTTGCGTTTGATGCAGATGTCAGCGGGCACCATGGTTTTGAGCTGGCGCCATGCGATCTGCTTTGCCATCCGGTAGTTCGCCGTGACGTACCAGTTCAGACTGCCTGGCTTGCTGACTGCCCAAGCAACAAGCCGTGCGATGCAAAGGTAGGTTTTACCAAAACGTCGCCCGGAGCAAAGCAGTTTGAAGCGGGCGGTGCTATCCCATACTTCACGCTGCGGATCAGTGAGGCTGTTATAAAGCTGGTCGGCAAGGTACGACCAGTCTTTGACTGGCGCTACGAGGACAGGCTCATCTAGGAGTGTGCCGCCTGGTAGTGCGTCAAGGATGCTCACTCAAAAACCCGAGCAATGCGTGCCGCAGTATTGATACACCCGAGAGCAACATGCGGCTGGTTACTCTTCCGGGCTTCCTTTTGGAGTGATGCTAACTGGCTTAGCAGTTCAGCTACAAAGGTTTTGCGGTCAATTTCCCAGTCAGCACGGAGCAGCTCGCGTGCTTTAGCGATGTATTTATCACCTGTCCTATATGAGACCCCCCATTCACTTGCTGCATATTGAACGCATTCGGAGCGTGTCGCACCATTGCAAAGGAGTCTAGCAATGCGATTAACTCGCATATCTTGCTGGACTTTGGTGGTGTCTTTAGCTGGCATGATCAACCAGCTCCTGATTAGTGGAATTGGAGCGCGAGGGTCGGTGATGCTCCGCCGCTGTGTCGGTGGTCCCGACGTTCGCCTGCTTCTCGCGCTTGGGGTATGGCTGAGCCAACGGTTCAAGTTTAGCACGCATTTTTTGATCTAGCGGCATGAGGTATCTATGTTTGCCTTGTGTGTAGAAGATTGATGCGTTTGGGTCAAGATATTTGCGGACGTGTTCGATTGTTTGTTTTACACCTTTGCTGTGGACGGATTTAGGGTGCATTTTTTTACCTTTAACGATAAAGGCTCCCATGGTGCCTTGATTTTTCAGGCCATCGTATATCCAGTTTGTTGCTTGATAAATGCCACCGTGGTGATCCTGGTCAGCATCTGCGTAGCTGACGACGAGCCTTAGTTCAGGGCATTTTGCTTTGAGAAATTTTAGTGATATGGCAAGGATGCGTGAAACTGGTGTTTTATGCATTTTTAATGCAACACGGACAAGCTCGCAGCCTTCATCTTGTTTTAGTCCGAATGGTTTGAGCATATTGTGGTTTGCACCACGACCAAATATGACGCAGCCTATGTATTTGCCATCTTCCCATGCACCGACCTTGACAAGTTTTCCAACAGGCAGACAGCGACTGTAGTGCCAGTTTTCGCAAGCATATTTTGCGGCTTCATGAGAAGCCCAGTCAATTTTGAGATCAGATTTGTTGGATGAACTCATGACCACAAGCAGGGCAGGTGCAATCGATTTCTTTTTTATCGAGCTTGTCTAACTGTCCTTGATCATCTTCTGAAGCAGCATCAAAGTCAGGGGATTCTAAACCTAATGCTGACAGATCTTCTTGTTCAAACCAAGGGGAGAGATCATGATCTTGCGACAGCCTGTGAAGCATTTCTTGATCCCACTCGCTGAGATCAGATGTGCGGTTATCTGCCAAGGCAAGACCTACTTTTTCTTCTTCAGTGAGGTTAGTGCGCCGGATGGCAATGATTTCGTCACCATCAGTTTCTATGATGCGGACGTTTTTGATGCCTGCTGCTTTGGCGCCTTCTACGGTGCCGTTGCCAGCGAGGATGCGGTTTTCCTCGTCAATGACGATGGAGCGCGCAGCGCCGTAGCGTTGTAAGGATTCTTTGATTAGCTCAGCGGAGCGGTCAGTGCGCTTGCGGGCGTTTTTATGGTCAGCCTTGAGGTTATTGATTGAAGGCACAAACTGTAGAGAATAATTGTGGCGCTAGCGTAAATGAATGATGGTTAGCCGTCAACAGTGCCAGCAACACGTCGTAGCTGGTTGACTTTTGGTTCGACGAGGTGATGGGAGGAGACGGTGCCGCAAGTGCTGCCGATGCAAACGCGGACGCTGCCATCAGACAAGTTTTCCAAGGTCGGTTGGACAGATGTGGCGGCAGATTCGATTAGCGAGTTCAGGCGGTCTCTGGGGGTCATGGTGCTGGTGGTAGAGGGCTGTTAGGTACTCATCCATCAGTGTGAGCAGCTCTTGCGGGCTGGCTTGCTTGCGTTTGCGTTTGGACATTGGTGGTGGGTTTGTAGACGGTGTTCAAGACGGCGGCAGCGATGGCTTCGATGATGGGGCGTGGTGCACAGCCACGAGACGCGCTCAGAGCAGCCTGTACGGCTCTGTGGTACGCGTTAAGGGTCAAGGGAGCCACGGAACCCCCAGCGCCCACTGCAGGGTCGCCTAGCGCCCGTAGGCGCATGAGTGTGGAGCGATCCATGCCAAGGGCTTGAGCCTGGCGGGTGATATGTGCGTTTTCGGCGGCGGTCAAGCCGACTTTGACGGCAGTGCGTTTTTCGCTCACAGGTCAGTAGGGAAGCGGGGTTTCGGCGGGTTCGGGCTGGAAGTCCCGTGGATCAGTGAACTGAACCTTGGGCTCAACGCCGTGGTCAGGGTTGCGTAGCAGGTTGCGGTAGGCGGCTGGGTTCAGGTGACCGGGCGGTGGGTTGTCTAGGTCTTCCAGCGTGCAGCGTCCTGCGGCGATGAGGCGTTCTAAGAGCTGACGAGCACCGTGCTCTGTGGACAGGAGCTGTAAACGCTTCGTAGCCATCAGGAGAACGCCTCCTGCCGCTGGCGCTCCTCGTGTGCCCATGGATGCCTCACGAACCTGCCAACCGGATCCTTAACGCCAGGAGACGCCACTGGTGGGCAGTAGGTGCAGTAGTAGCCATCACCGTCGTACATGCCGATGCAGTGCTCGCTAGCGACTGGGCTGTAGTGGAAGCGTGGATCACCTAACTCGGTTTCAGCAAAATGCTGTGAACCTGCCAAACGATAAACAGTCTTTGGTGCGATCCGCTCCTTGTTGTCAAAAACCTGGTGGACGTACTTGTTGCGGTTGTCGTAGTCGAAAAGTTTGAGCGCCATCAGAAAACGTAGTGTTCATGGTTGATGTGTTGAGCACCTGCTGGTCGTTCATTCACAGTGGCATAACGTTCATCACGCAACCAGCGGAAACAATCAGGCAAAGGACTGACAAAGGCATCACCGGCTGATTGCTGATGAGCGATTTCACTCTCCAAGGCATTGAACAAGGTGTCAATGGGCTCAGACCGGATCGTTTTCTGCCACTGCGCCAGTGCCTTGGGCTTGGATTGGCTGCTCGCCCGAATCGGTGCTGACAGGTAAAGCTGCCAAAACCGTTCAAACTCATCTGACCCCTTGGTGCGGGCTTTTCGCACGGGCTGCTCAACGGTGCCTGTGACGGGCTCCAAGCCCGGTAAAGCCAGCTCAGCCACATCACCCTGCATTGCAGCCGTTCCAACCCCGTTCAAGGGGCTGTCACACGACGCTGCAAACCGCGTTTGCAGCTTTACTAATGGGTTCTTGTTAATGGGTTCTTGTTCTTGGGTTCTTGTTACTAGGTCGTTTTCGACCTGGGTACTTAGGTCGTTTTTGACCTGACCCCTAGGTCGTTTTTGACCTGGGTCGTTTTTGACCTGGGTCGTTTTCGCCCTAGGTCGCTTTGGTATTTCTTTATCAATACGAACGTGATATACGGCTGTCATTCCGTATCTGCGTTCAACGGAAATCCAGCCTGTTTCAACTAGCAACGACAATGATCGTTGCACTACCTTTCGTGAAATACCAGTCTCATCTGAAAGTGTAGTCAGCGATGCAAAGCATCCTTGTGATGAGTTCCAACCGTGTCGATGCAGTGTTGCATACACTGCCCACACCTTATAGTCACGGCATTGATCCATCAAACCATACGGAATGACAGCAAAGCCACTTGATTTTGAAGCTGCTTTCATGTAGGATTTTGTTGTGGATTTTGGCGCTTTGCAGTTGCTCCACTGCAGGGCGTTTTTTATTCTGCCTGTGATTTCAGGGCATTGAGCTCTGTGACGGTCAAAGACCGAAAACGTTGTTCAACTGCCTCAAATAGCAGTTGATTGACAAAAGCTTTGCGTGTGAAGTGCGAAGGTTGCAGTTGGTCAATGCGATCCAGGATTGAGCGGTCAATGGCGATGCTGATAGCCTTGCCGATTGTCATAGGACTTGATTTGGATTGAAATCCGGGCTATTATGGCACACTGTGCATGGTCCGGCAAGTGCTGCAGCCTATCGCTGATCTGGAATTTCACCCTGGATTGCATCGGTATCGCTACAAAGGGCGGTGGCTTCCGTTCAGTGTTTCAAAGGTCGCCAACAAGACCAATGCCTATCAAGAACAGCGGTTCAAAGAAACACAGCATTTATGGGCACCACGCGGAAATGCTGTTCATGCTTTTTGTGAATCACTTTTATTGCAGCAGAATTTACCAGATACAGAATACCCTGAATGGACACAAGCACTGCAAGAATGCTGGTTATTCAAGGACTGTAAAACAATAGCCGCTGAGTATAGATTATGCGATGCACGTAAAGGTGTTGGCGGCAGTTTTGATTTTTTACTGCAAACACAAAATGGCAAGATTGTACTAGGCGACCTTAAAACAGTGGGCAATGAAACTGCTGTTGACAGAAGGCAACCTGCCAAAACACAACTTGGTGGATACCTTGCAATGCTGATTGATCACCATCCAAGGCTTACTGTCGATTGGTGTTATACGGTTGTTGTAGGACCAAACCGTTGCAAGCTTTTGCAAAATGAACCAGACGAGTGTTTGAGTTCATGGGTTGATGCCTGGGATGCATTTAAGCTAGAGAACTGCCCGTTCTAAAACTGCTTGGCAAGCTCTGATCTTGATTGGGATAGCATTTTTCAAAACCGACCTGATTTGAGCCCGCCTGGTTATCAAGAAGCTGCCAAGCAAGCAAGGCTTGACAGTATTGCTCGATATGAGACTCAAGGAAGAAAGCGAGCAGGCAAAAGCGGCAAAAGCAAAGGTGACGCCTTTCCAGGTATGAAGCACGCCAGCCATGATTGACCTTTACAAATTGTGACCACACCCATAACCAGTTGAAAACCCATTGATTCCTTGTTATGGTCTGGGCAGGTCACAAGCCCGATAGCACGACCCGGGATCCTCTGCCCTGGACAAGATAAGGGTCAGCTCGCCGGGGGTCGGAGCTGCGATCAACCCCCAACACACACAACACATCTAAACATTTGAATGCAAACAAACTACCCAGGACGGTTTTACCCAACTGCATGTCAAGCACTGTATTGCGGTGAAATTACCTGTCCTACTGACTGCGAACATCTTGAAGCATTGATTGAGTTTCAAGATTGGCGCAAACGCACTAATGCCATTCAACCTGACCCTGTGTGGTCACCCACTTACTGGATGGCAACACAACTTGAAGCTTGATTATGGCTACCTACAACATCATCCGCTTTTACCACCCCAACATCGACAAGCCCAACCGCGTCATCAAGCGTGGCTTGACACTGGAGGAGGCACAAGCGTGGTGCCGCGATCCTAAAACCCGCAAGGATGGCGAATGGTTTGACGGCTACAACGAAGCCTAATTTCATGTTTGAAGTTTTCTGCACTATCACCGATGACCTTGGAACACGCACCGTCCCGACTGGAACTGCCGCATTTCTCGAAGCTGTCGCCTACGACAAGCTCGACATTCTCCGTCGATCCTGCCGCATTGAGGGCGCAACGTTCCACGTCGAATACGTCCCGCAAGCGGACGCGTGGAACAGCTACTAAAACGCTAAACGTCGTCAACAACTTCATCTGCTTTTTGTTTGCCGCGACCGCCTTTGCCATGATCGGCATTGAAGCCAGTGGGCATCACGGCAGCACCCACAGCGGCACACAGGAGGTTCAGCGATGAACCCTTACAACCTGACTTGGCAAACACGCCTGCTGTTTTGGTTGCTATCAAAACGTCCAGACGTAGACGCCATCAACCTGTCTACACCGACTGACCACCTCAACCGCTGTTTACTGCACAACACAGAACGATGCCGTTGAACTTTCGCAGTGCCGTTAAATCTGTTCCCGGTGAGCTGATCTACACCGGCTACACATGGGAAACTAAGCGCGAACACTATTTCATGCGCCATAGCAACTGGGCTAAAGCAAGTGAAGTGCGTGAGATCCGCAAGCTGTATGCCGCTCGCCTTTGGGATGAATGTGGCATCACCGTTGACCTTGAAGAAGGCTTTCAATGACCGAAACGATCAAATACCCAAAATCAATCGAGGCTGTGCCCTATCGCTGGCGCAACCTTGAGCAAAGCGTAAAAAACGGCAAGAAGCAAGGTGGCAAAACTGCCTTTATGCACTCGCCAGTTGAAGGCTTTGCTGATGTGATGGTTTTTGAGCCAGATCATGAGGACTGGTGGGCAGTCGTGCCTTCTACCGTCCCGATCCGTGCTGCAATCCGTGGTCCTGCACAAAACGGCAACGATCTTATCGCTTGGGCTTTGCCTTTGGCAAATCAACCATCTGAAACACAAGCTGCTATCAAGGAGCGCACTTTGACTACACCGATCATGGATCAAAACAAAATTGACGCTGAAAAGCGGCAGAAAGAAATGCATCAAGACAGGCTGCAACGCTTGGTGCTGAAGGGTGAATGGCTAGAGAAGTACGAGACGCAGCTCAAGGTCATTCAGAGCACTGTGGTTAGCGCCATGAGTGACTGGTACGACGATGACAGCGAAACCTGCCACGAGACAGCGATCTTTCAAATGAATGACGCTCTGTCACTTTTGACTGACATCGTGCGTGATCTTCGCTATGAATGCTTCTGCCCAGATGAGCAGCGCAAAGGCGTGTTGTACTACCACGGCTTTAAGGGCGCTGTAACTGAGGTTGTCAACTTCAACAAGGACCAAGAGTAATGCTGCTTGCTTTGTGGCGTCTGTTTAAACGCATCCTTGCTTTGTTTGATCATCTTCCCAAAGAAGACTGCATCACGTTTAGCCCGATGCAGCAGTACATGCTTGACAGTGAAGCCGAGTGGCAAGTTGCTTACTTGGAGTATTGCTGGCAGCTAGACGCCTCAAGGCATTACCACGAGCAGTGATGATGGGGCGTAGCGGAGCAACTGATCCCGTTGTTCGGCTTGCTGCCTGCGTAGGGGATGCCACTGGTCGGGCTAACTGGTGGACCGCAACTTCCCAAGCGCATGAAGCTACAGGTTCCCAGCGAGGACTCGGTGTGGTTCCAGAGGGTGCGTTCTCCCTTTTAGAGGCACCGTGTAAGCAGCCTTCCGCTTGTAAGTCCCCTATCAACTAAATTCAGGCTCTGTTCTAATCAAACGATGACCATCCTCTGCGACTACGAGATCAAAGCCTTCTGCACCGATGGCATGGTGCAAAACTATGACGAGGCATTGATCAATCCCGCCAGCCTTGACCTACGGCTAGGCGACACGATCATGATCGAGTCCGCAGAAAACTTAGACATGCGTCCGCTCAGCATTGCAGGGCGTACTGCAGAGAATCCCTATGAGCTGAAGCCTGGACAGTTCATCCTTGCCCAGACCATCGAGGTGTTCAACATGCCAGAAAACATTGCTGGTTTGTTCTTCCTCAAGTCAAGCCGTGCACGAGAGGGATACGAGAACCTGCACGCTGGCTACGCGGATCCAGGCTGGCATGGCAGCGTGTTGACATTGGAACTGAAGAACAGTCGCCAGCTGCTGCCGCTGCCGCTGTATCCCGACATGAAGATCGGGCAGATGGTGTTTATGCGAATGAGCAACCCGCCTGTGATCAGCTACGCCAAGGTTGGGCATTACAACCAAGACACGATCACCACCGGGTCGAAGCAGCTCGACCAGCAGGGCTGAGCAGTCCTTTTCAATTTGTTTCAGGGGTGGATCGCCCTTGCTTTCCACCCGTTTTGGTGCCATAATGGATCCATGAGGCACCAAGCCTCACGCCCAACGCGTATTCAGTCTCATGATCACCACTACCGCCGTATGGCTCCTTGCCCTACTGCTGCTGCCACTGCTCCTGATCTGGCACTTCAGTAAGTCAAAAGCACAACGCATCAACGAACAGCGCCAGCGCGGCTGGACATGGAAGCAGGTAGCCGAATACTGGCACTGCTCACCATCCACTGCCCGCCGCTGGGCTATCGCCTAATGTCCCCAAGCCCCCGGCAACGGGGGCACACCACCCAACGCGCATTCAGTCCCATGACCTACGACCTCACAGCCGCAGAGGAAACACAGCTAGCCCGCGACCTCGCTAGCGACCTCGACGACTACATCACCAACGAGCTAGGCGACACGCTGATCGAACTAGCTGCTGACATCCTGCGCCGCTACGGCAGCGATCCCGGCAGCGATTACGGGCGTGACCTGATCCAAGATCTCACCAACCGCATCAGGATCACCGCCGCATGAAACGCACTATCCGCCTACAGCGCGGGCTGTACGTCCTGATGGATTCCTACTCCCGCCCTTCATTACGTCTCAGCCTGCCCTTTTTCTTCTGCCTAGCAGCAGTCATCACAGCAGGTATCACCCTGCAGTACATCGAGCAACAACAGCTACTCTGCCCCACCGCACAACGCGCACAATGACTACCGCTAAGGATCTCATCAATCAGCTCATCGACCTGCGTGCTGAACGCGAGGAGCTAGACGCACGAGAGCAATTCCTCAAAGATCAACTAGAAGGTGCCATCGCACTAGGCGAGCTAGACGCGCACCAAACTGACGACGGCATCTACGAATTCGATAACGCTAGATACATCCGCTGTCAGCGCAATACCTACAAACACAGCAAGGAAGCTGAGCACGCTATCCGCACCATTAAAGAACAAGACATTGACGCTGGACTTGCTAAGCGGAATGTGACAGTCTTCTACCAGCTTCGTATGACATCTTGAACGATTCCATCACCTTTACCGTCCATGGGCTGCCAGCGCCCCAAGGGTCAAAGCGGCACATGGGCAACGGTGTAATGGTGGAGTCCAGTAAGAATGTCAAACCATGGCGGCAAGACGTCAAGTTCGCAGCCCTGTCCGCCAAACCTGCCAACTGGGATACCGCTCCAGCTATGTCCCTTTCGGTAGTATTCCGCTTCCTTCGACCAGCATCCCACTACGGGAAAAAGAATGCACTACGCCCGTCCGCCCCCCAGCACTGCACATCTGCCCGAAACGGCGACATTGAAAAGCTTGTCAGATCAACAAATGATGCCCTGACAGGTGTTCTATTTGACGATGATCGGCAGGTTGTAACTGTGACAGCAACCAAGCGTTACTGCACAGCAAACGAACAACCTGGTGCTGTCATCACGCTCACTGCGCTTACACCTAACGCCTCATGACTTACCCTAACCTCGCGGGCGTCATCACCAAAGATGATGTATTCCGCAAAGGTACTGGATCCTACGCAGCCGATTACGTCAGCTGGGCACGGATCGCACACCACCTGCACGACAACGCCCCTGGTTGGCAGTTCGCCTTAATGCAGGACGACAACGGCAGCCATGTTTGGAAAGCACCAGACGGCAGCGGTTACATCATGGGTTACTTCCGTGGTCCTGACGGGGAATCAACTGTTTGCTTTCCTTACCCCTGTCAAGATCACCGCAATCAACCTGTAGCCTTCGACAAGGTTTCCTGCCGCGTTTTAACTGATACTCACCGCCGTGGGTTATGTGCTGCAGCAGCCTATTTCTTTAGCCTTGGCTATGAGCTATGGGCACGAGAAGAAGTAGAAGAAGCCAAAGGCGAGCCTATATCACCGCCTGTAACAGCTCCTGCTCCTGCCAAAGTTAAACCTGCAGCCGCTGCTACAAAGGAAGAACCGGCACCAGAGCTTGACCCTGAAGAACTCCCGATTACAGACAAAGATCTAAAGACGATCCGTGATCTGTTAGCTGCTGAGCCTGTTGTTAAACGCAACAAGATCATCAAGGAGTTCAACAAAGAGTTTGCGGTGCCAGAAGGTGAGCTGATGACGGCTCATATCACGCTCCCTAAACACCTGCTGTTTATTCAGGAGCGGCTGTCCACCTAAACCATCGACAGTGCCATGACGGATGAGATGATGCACGCGCAAATGGCAGCAGCTTACGCAGCACAACGCAACACCATGAAGCCTCATCTCCCTGCTGATCTTGAACTACTGCCACCGCATCTGCGGACACAGTTAGAGCACTTCATGCAGGCACGTCAGTACACAGCGCAACAAGCTCTTTCAATTATCCTTTCCAAGTTCTTCGGCTCATGCTCCAAATCACCGCAGTAGGCAATCTCGCCGCTGATCCTGAACTCAAGACCGTTGGTGATCGTGAGGTCGCCAACTTCACCCTGATGGTGAACAAAAAAGTCAAAGGGGAAGACCGTACAACAGCCCTGCGCTGTGCTGTATGGGGTCCACGCGCCAAGGTGGTAGACGACTTCCTTGCCAAAGGAAGCCAAGTCACCGTTACCGGGCAGGCTTACATCGAAACGTTTGAGCGTAAAGATGGCAGCCCTGGTGCATCACTTGATGTAGCAGTCAACGATTTCTCGTTGCCCCCGCGACCTAAGGCTGCAACCGACGATGCAGACATGCCCTTCTGAGCTGTAACAGCCTTTGCAGTCTGACCAGTTCTGCACTACCCTACCCGGGGGCTAACCGCCCCCTTTCTTTTGTCCTGATGTCTGACACGCTGCGCGATTACCTCAATGAAATCGGCAAGATCCCTTTGCTAACAGGCGCAGAGGAGATCGAGCTGGGTCACGCTATCAAGCGGATGGATGAGATTTGCAGCGATCAGCCAACTAAAGCAGAGCAGCGGATCATCAAACTTGGTAAGCGTGCAAAGCAGCGCATGATTCAAGGCAACCTGCGCCTTGTTGTCGGTGTCGCCAAGAAATATAAACACCTGACCAATCGCCTTACCCTGCAAGATTTAATCCAGGAAGGCAACATCGGTTTGATTCGTGCCGTTGAACTGTTTGACCCTGAACGAGGCTACAAGTTCAGCACCTACGCCTACTGGTGGATCAGGCAAGGCATCATGCGCTCGATCCAAGTACAAGATCGAATCATCAAACTGCCTACCGGCGCAACTGATGCGTTGCGTAAAGTTCGAGCCTTCACGCTAGAGCACAACCGTCTGCACGGATTTAACCCAAGCATTGAACAATGTGCTGAAGTGGCTAACGTCACGCCACGGGCAATGAAAGATTACTTGGCAGCTTCTATCGATGCTGGCAGCCTTGATGCTCAGGTCAACAACTCCGGTGAAGCCAGCACTTACATCGAGATGATCGCTGCACACGATGATCCTGTAGGCGAAGACCTAGAGCAAGACACAAAGATTGAAGCTGTTCACCAAGCGTTAGATCACATGAGCGATCTAAGCAGGCAGATCATCGAGCTACGACACGGGTTAAAAGACAATCAACCTCGATCCATGCGAGACATCGCCAAGATCCTCAACATCGCGCAAGACACAACCAAACGACGAGTTCACATCGCTGAAAACGAAATGAAGCTGATACTAAGGAAGGGACCGCCAAAAAAGCCTTCAACACAGAGCAGCAGCTCCAGCTTGATCTGGGGTTGGGGTTGAACCATGGGCGCAAACAGGATGGGTCCGCCATGCCCTGAATGTGGCTCTGAGATCACAGATATTTCAACAACAGAACGCGCTGATGACCGTAGCTTTTGGCGGTCTAGAAAGTGCGTAGCCTGCGGGCATCGCTTTCATACCGTACAGCAGCCTGAGCAGTACGCCATCAAAGGCACTGTGACCTGGCACTGCGAAGGCAAAAAGCGCAAACCAATGATCAACTGGAGGTTTTATGAAGCGGGATAGGCTGGCGATCAGCAGGTTTCAATCCGTCGAAACCTACGTTGACTGGTCAGGGCGTGTTTTTATCGCCTACTCCTCAGGTGCCAGCATCATCGTGCGTGATGTCAAAGCACTGCGTAAATTCCTAGGTTTAGCGCCTAAAACCCCTAGCCGTGAGTCGTTGGATTCTTGGTTGGTTTCACTCGCTGCAATAGACGATGAACGGCAAAGCCGCAAGACACAACAAACGACAGGACTATCAACAGAGGTTCTAGAAACGGGTTTCGGTCCTGAGTGTCATCTTGATGAGACTGATCCGAACCATCAGACCCGGACCGTAATTTAGCTTCCTCCGCTAGGAAAGCTGCCATTTCTAGTTGTGCGATATGACCTGTCGCTTGACGTAATAGCTTGCTGTAATACGCGTTCTGTTTAACCAGCGAGGAGCATAGCCTAGCTACTTCAGTGGCGTTGCCACAATGAAGTACAGTTCTTGCTTGGCTTTCAATTTGCAGTTCTTCTTCAATGGAGAACTCTACAACCATCCAATCGCCCCAAGACATAGCTGTAGTGCGTATTCCTGCAGGGTAGCCACATGCAACCACCAAAACTGGAAAAGATGGTTACAGGCAGGGACACTGTGTGGGAGGTTACTTATGTCGGTATGACGCGACGCTTCAAGCGTGATTATGAGGCGACTGCGTTTTACTATCACTTGTGTGAGTGCTATGTGCTGCAGCTAGCGCAGCGGAAGTATCAGTAAACCGCTAATGCTAAGATTTGGGTGCTTCAGCGGGCTGCAACCCCTGAAGCGTGACCAACTCACGAGGACTGAGCTGATGAGGCACATTGTAAGGGCTAGCGAGCCTTGGGAGTACTACTGCCGCAAAGTCGCAATCAAACATCCAAGTAGTTGCTGGGAATGGATGGGTAGTTGCGGAACACCTGGTTATGGCAACTGGGGACTAGGTGGTGCTCAAGCTGCTCATCGGGCAACATATCGCCTTTTTTATGGCGAGCCGTCTGGAATGGTTTTGCACAAATGCGGCAACCGTCGCTGCTGTAATCCGGATCATCTATACGACGGAACATCTCAGCAAAATCGCAGAGATGCGGAAGCTCATGGCAGGGCTCCAATCGGCAGTCGCCACGGCCAATCAAAACTGACAAAAGAACAAGTTTTAGCAATCAGAAGTGACAGTCGACAAAGAAAAATTATTGCAGCTGAATACGGAGTCAGTCCTACTGCAGTTACTCACATCAAGCAAAGAACTACTTGGGCTTGGCTTTAGCCGTAAACCCAGCGAACGCGAGGGCGTCCTTTACGTATTCCTAGGTGTACGAATCCCTTAGGTGCGCCATACCCTACGCTGTACGCCCAGTTCTTGTCGCAATACTCTTGCACCTTGTAAATATCAGCGCCCTGAACGTAAAAGTCAACAGCGCCTACATCAGGTGCGTCGTACAGATGCTCTGAGCTGCTAGCGCCACCAGCCATACGATTAATAGCTGCCGGACGATAGCCGCTCGTAATGATCACAGGTTTGCCACCAAAGTGTGCCCGTACCTTTTCCAGAAACTCAGCCAGCTCTGTAGCAGTCTTGATCTGATAATCAGCAGCAAAGCGCCGTTCTTCCTTGTAAAGCGCAAACTCACCGATGGCAATATGCGGCGTCAACTTGACGCTAAACGGTGATGTAGGACGCAGCTTCAACGGCTCCTGCTGCTTGGGTACAGCACCGCCGGTAAACAGCGCAACCTCATCCTTTCTTCTGTTAACAAGCCCTTCAAGTACCTTGCTGCCTGCTTTGTTCCAGCGCGGCAGCTCCTCGATTACAACCTTGTTCGGCTCCTCACCAGCCAGCATCCGCTTACGCAGCGTGCTTTCTTCTAGTGCACCAAGCCCGACGTTATAGGCAAAGCTAACGATGGCTGCTACCTGCTCACCGCGCCATTTCTTCGCTAAAGGCAGCAGCTCAAACACACCAGGCGCAAACAGGTTCTCAACCTCATGCACCAGCATTTGATCGGCTTCCTGCTGTGTGATCTTGTCGCCCATCCGCACTGCACGATTCGCCAGCCTAGTAGCGCCATACCCAATGGTTGGTACGCCAGCAGGACAGCGATAGGCTTCTAGCCTGCAGCCCTCCCATTTCTTGATGATCTTCAATGCTGGCGCTAACCATGCAGCAGGCAGCGGATCTTTAACGACAGGATCAGCGCGATACAGCTCAGCAAACTGCTCTAGCGTTTCTTTGCTGATGCGCTCTTGTAGCCAATCCCACGCTGCTAGCTGATGCGGTAGCTGCTTGAAATGCTTGGCCGCATCACGCAGTTGAATAGCACTCATTTCAGCGTTTCGGAAACAGCATCTTCAATACTTTTACAATCAACTGCACCCAACCATTTTCCTTGATCGGCAGCAGCGCGATAATTTCAGAGCCGGCAGCAATAACGATTGCGATAACAGCAGCAGTTGTAGGGTCCATGCTTAGTAAGATGGCGGACGTACTTCTAGCTTAGAGACCCTTTGCTCAACGGTGTTAAGCCTAGAAAAAAATTCCTTTCGATCTTCTTTAATATCCGTATGTAGCACTTCTAGTTGTGTTGCTATGTGCTCCACTGCTGATGTCAGCCTGATTACAGCATCACGTGCTTCATCAGATTTACGCGAAAATCCCATAGCACCCATTGCTGCCACTGAAATAGAAGCGCCAGCTACGGCAGCGATAATTTCAACCATGACAGCAAAGCTACAAAGACAGACTAACTACCCTGTCCGCGTGTCTTTTTTCTGCCATGGTTGGGCAGGCTATTTTGCCCTTGCCCCTGTCGGGTCTTTTTCGGCTTACCTGCTTGATGCTCGACACGTCCAGTGCCAGTCTTAGCGCGAACTGCCATTGCCTTTGTTTAGCTCTTGTAAAAGGTACTGCCTCAACGCACGATCTGCTGGTGTTGGCTCAGCTTTTAAGTCAATCTCAAGAACGCGTAGCTTTAATTGCTTTGCGTAATAGTCCTCAAGCTGAGCTTTTACTTCGGCAGACTTAGCGTAGCGCGTCTCGATAGCAACAGTAGCGCCGACGATTGCTGTAAGCACAGCAATAATTGCGCCTGCACTAGCAAGATGACGCTCCATAAAATACTACTCCTCCTCCTCGGTCGGCATGTAATATGTACCGTCTTCAGCACGCTTGCAGCCAGGTCCGACATATACATCGTTTTCGACAACGATGTATTCCAGTCCAGCAGGAGCAGGTGCAGCTGGTTCGCCAACGGTGACGTTAATGACGAGATTAGCGACAGGATCGTAGTGAATAGTTTTCATCAGAAGTACTCCGTGATGCGGATGACGCCATCAGCACCAGCGCCGCCAGCGCGGTTGGTAGCGGAGGAGTCAATGACTGCGCCACCACCACCACCACCGTACTCAGTATTGGTACTTCCAGTTGCGTTTGAAACGCTACTAATGCCAGCGGAAAAACCAGGCACCCCGCCAGAAATCGCTGAAAGCACATTGGCGCCTAGGTACGCGCCAGATGAGCCTCGGTTGCTTGAAACATTCAGGTCTCCACCTGACGCTGTTCCTGCTGATCCAGGGTTTCCGATCACTGTGGTACCGGCTGGACGACCCTGGGATCCGCCGCCGCCATTTGCCGTCAGTGTTCCAGTGACAGACGCCGCAAAACTGCTGGCTCCGCCAGTTGCTCCAGCGTTATTACCTGCAGTACCTCCATTACCACCAGCGCCTATTGTGTAAGTAAACGTCTGACTCATATTTGTGATCAACTTCGCGCAGTACGCGCCAGAAGCACCGCCACCAGCAACGCATCCCGTACTTGCCGTTGCACTCCCTTGACCGCCACCACCGCCGCCACCGCCGCCAACGACTTCGACGTAGATCGCCTTGGTGCCGGTTGTCGGCGTATACGTGGCACTTGTGCCGGATGTCAGGTAAGTAATGTTTGGAGCACTAGCCGTCCAACTCAAAACACCAGATCCGTTGGTGCTCAGCTTTTGACCATCTGTGCCATCGGCTGCAGGCAGCGTCCAAGTGACATTGGAGCCAACAGTTCCAGGTGCTTGGAAGGCAACCCAGTTGCTGCTGTCGCTATCGGCAAAACGCAGATCGCTTTGGGCGTTAAGGGTTATGTCTCCGGTGATTATTCCGCCTGAGGCAGAAAGCAAACCCAGATTTACAGTGCCTAAAGTGCCGATCGTAACCCAAGCATTATTGGCGGCATTGCGCTGCTTCAGTAGACCAGCAGTGGTGTCCGCCCAGAATTGATAGGCGTAGGTGGTGCTGGGTTCGCTAGCCCCGCTGTTCTGGCTAACGATCGCTGCTAGAGCGTTGTTCAGGTCAGAACGGAATCCAGCACCTGACTGGTTAGCAATGATGTAGTCGTGTTGTGCCATTAGGGCAGCTCCCGTCCGTAACCGACGGCTGTGTAGGTGAAATTACGGTCCACAGCAGCGTTGGCGCTGTTCCTGAATACTACTTGGAATCCAGTCCGAGTCACGTTGCTGATCGTGTAGTAGTCCCCCGTCGCCATGTTAAATGCCGTGATTCCAATGTTCGGTGCTTGGTAGAAGGCGTTGGCAAAAGTTGCTGTGTACGTGCCTGCGCCGCTGGCAATAGTGCCCGACTGCTCGGTGTGCGCCGTCAATTCCAGGCTGGCACCTAACTCTTCAATGATGATGTTTAGATCAGGGTCAGAGCTGGTGGCTTGCACTTTGAACTGAAAGCCTCGACCTTGAATCAAGCCGTTGACTAGCTGTTTCCACTCGCTCCACGTCGGTGTACCTGCAGGATCGTCGTCGGTGGTACGGACATACAACGCGGCATTTACTTTGTCAAGGTTGTCTTCGTCGATCAGTGGCCATGTATCAATCTCGGCTGTTCTGTCGTCCCACAACGATGCAGGTAGATAAGGACGAGTAACCAAACGACGACTAGCCATAACGTCATATTTGCCCAGCATGTCGAAACTGCTGCCAAATTCATATTCACCAACATCAACAACACCTCCCTCAGCGTCAATCGCCGTAAGGGCATCAAAGTCGCCGTCTAATGCCATATCATCAATATCAATACCGCTGGCAAGAATAAGTCCGTCTAGTTCTAGGCTGTAAACCATATCTGTTGAATTGCCGTCAAATGGTGGTGTAGTTGTATCTTCATTAAACGTGGTTACATTGATACGAGGTTGCGGTTCTGGCAGGTCAACAACAACCGTTGTTGCAGTGAAAGAACGATTGCCAAGATCATCCTCAAATTTCAGCAGATAAGTACCTTCCAGCAATGGAACTTCAGCGCTGATGTCTGCGCCATCTACAGGACTGATGATGTCCGTTGATGCATCCCATTCCGCACCAACCAAGGCTACGTTGTGACGGATAATTACGCGGCCACCAAGAGTCACATCTAACTCGGTAGATTGCGTCCATGAAATTGTGCCGCGATCGGCGCTGATCGGAATGAAAGATACACCTGTGACTGCAGCAGGTGGAGCAGTTTTTCCTGAAGCAGAAAATGTCAAAATAGACGGGTTACCTGGCAGCAACGCACTATTTAATGCGTACACTTCTACGTTATATGTGCCAACTCTTGTATCAATTATTTCGTATCCCACTTTTGTGATTAAATCTTCTGTCCAGTTGTCATTGGCGTAACGGTAGCGAACACGGTAGGTAGTGATGCCGACAATCGCTACCCAACTCAGAACAATTTTGACCTTGGCAACACCATCGTCTCCGTAGAAGACTTCTGTTGCTGTTAGATTATCGGGTCCGTCATAAAGAACATTAAGGTTAGTTGTATCCTTGGACTCCAGTGGTTCATCACGTTCAATGAGAGCATATTTACTGGCGTTATAAGATAATGCGGTAACGCTATACAAACCGCCTTCTTGTTCGCTGACGCCGAGTACACGCCACGTTGATGTCTGGATGTCCGTTGACTGTGCGATCCAGACACTATTAGCAGCCGGTGTCTGACTAAAAGCAGGGCTAACAGTAATTGCAGTACCAGCAACACCGGTAATTGTGCGAGTCTCTAAAGTGCCATCGGGCATTACCACCGATAACGTGGGCGAGTTGGTGGTCGGAATATCGGTGGATGCGCTGTCGTCAACAGTGACAACGGTTGTCGTGGCACTCGCAATTCGTCCACCGCGACGAACACCAGCCCGCATTGGGTCGCTAATTTCGATGATCTGACCGGGGCGGCAAATTGTTCCAGCGTCAATGCTGGTGCTAAAAGTGACGATTTCGGTTTCGTACTGACTGGTGTATAAAACCCATTTGCCGACGCGGCGTGCTTGACTTTGCGAGGTGCAGGCAAAGGCATCGATCTGGCTGTTGTTGTAGCCGTACTTCTCGATCAGGTCTGCGTCTTCGACCAGCTCATATGCCACATCGCGGGTGGTTTTAGTGTCGAAATACTTGACGGTGACCGCTGTTGGACGAGTTTTGGTGTCGCTTCCGCTGTAACTGAAGCCTGCTTCGGTGACGTTCGCCATCGTGAACAGGAAGGTTGCGTCCTGTGGACGATCCTGTGAAATCGTGAGCGAGCCTGTGCTCCAATACGGCATTGCTCGGAAGACCGAGCACATCTGATTAATGAGGTTGTAAGCCTCCTCCTGTGTTTGGATGACGACGTTGCACTGGAAGCGCGGTTCTTTTGCGCTGCCCAAACCTGTTGGAACTAGCTCATTGCAGTATTTGGACGCTTCATAGAAAGACCATTTATCTAGGTCGGCTGTTTGGATGTGCTCCCCAAAACCCATGCGGCTATTACGGAGTAGGTCAAACAAGCACCACGCTGGGTCTGCGCACCATTGCGCCGCACCAAATGCACCATTCCAGATACCGGCGTAGGTAACCCGACCCGTTTTAATATCGACTGTTGCATTGCTTGGTAACTGAATTTTGCGCCCACGAATACGGTAAGAGCGCGTTGGAATACTATTAAACTGTTCAGCAGAAATTTTGATGCCTACTAAGGCACTGTATGGATACCGTAAACGGTCAGTAATAATTTCTGTGTACGCAGTCCATTGAAGTGAGCTACTTTCTCTGCTACTGCTGGAGTCGTCGCTAACGCGCTCTACGCGCACATCAATCGGAAAAGTTTTACCAGTGAGAGAGATCGCAAAATTAAACGGAAAAGGATCTTTTGTTAAGCCTTTTATCGTGCGCTTGTATGCTTCGTAAAAAGCGCCGCCATCCTCAGACAGCAATACGCGAAAAGATAACTCGCTGCCTACAAGATCCCCTTTGTCTGTAAAGCGTTGAAGCAGCGGAATTGTTAGTGTAATACCAACTTTGTTGACATCTTCATCTGTGATAGTCCGTGTTAAAGGCAGGTTTTTTACGATCTCAACGCCTACCGCAAATTCACGTTGAACATTCGGGAATACGTTGATCGTGGATTGGTTTTCTGTTCCGTATCTAGCATATACAGAGGCGCGTTTAAAATTAAAACTAGAAGCTGCTGGATTCGCGTCGCTGTTGCTTGCTTGCTCCCGCAACAAAGATGTGTCGTTAAAGAAAATATCTTTTTTTAGGATTGTATTGTATAAAGATGTGCCTCGCGTAATACCAAGGCTAGATGGCGTGGCAAAACCTTCAATTTCACCTTCACCGATAAGATCCAGCACATAAGCATACGCTGTGGATTCAAGCGTGTCCTTGTCTTCCGATGGCGTATAACCCTCTCCTTTGGAGCCGCCGCCTTTGCCACCGCCACCACCAGCACCAATGATGAGTTCATCCATGATCATTCCTCGTCGATGTCGATGCCAGCGGAAATGGTGATCGAGCCAGTGATCACTTCACCGAAAATAACGGGTACGGGCAAGCCTTGTCTGCTTGTATTTTGTACACCATTAAAAAAGTAACTTTTGCTGGGGTCGTTGTCTGAATCTTTGCCTAGTTTTGGTTGACTTGGAGTAGGAGTAAGAAGCCCAGCGACACCATTAAGGACAAGGCTTGCACCTAAAAAACCACCAAAAACTGCAACATTTGCGATTGCGGCTGCAGTGCCATACGAAAGTGCGCCACTCAACACAGCGCCAGCAGCAAGACCAGGAATCAAAAATGCCCCCGCAACGAGGGCTACACCTAATATAATTTGCCCGACATTGCCCCCAGCACCAGCAACCACAGGCACGATCCTGATTTCTTGTTGGCCGCTGGGATGATGCAGCTCATCCAGCGTCAAAGCATCAGCACCCACCAGCACCTTGTAGTGCTGATCAGCCATGTGATGATCCAAGCCGGGAAAGTTGGCAAGCAGAAAACGCACGGCTTCGGCGGCGTTTTGAACTTCTGCTTGTAGTACCCGTTTTCCTACAAACTGAGCCAGCTTGCCGTAGAGCTTAATTGTGCGAAGCATGGCGCAGCCTCCTTCCTGTGCATGATAGGAGCCACTCACCATAGAAGTCACGGCTAGAGAGGCGACCTTGCAAATGGTGCAGCAGGATTTGGTCTCCGAGGTAGACGCCGCAGTGATTCAAGCCACGGCTGTTGATTGCCATCAGTACAAAGTCGCCTGTTTTCAGCTCTTCGTTTTGGTGTAGCTCGCGGAAACCCGCTTCTGCCCAGCACACGTCAAAAGTGGGTGCAGCAGCAAACTCATCAGGACGCACATCACGCGGCCAGTCACGGAGATGCAATCCCTGCTCGGCATACCAATCTCTTGCCAGCGTCCAGCAATCCGTAACGCCCCAAACCCACTGCCTGCCGATCAATGGTGCTTTGTAGCCGCAGGGCTTGCACTCGCCCCAAGTTTCCAAGACAGGGTTGACGATGTACCAAGGCAGCCCGGACTTTTCACACGCCACCATGTCTGCCTGCGAGGGTGTTGGCGCAAGGATCGGATGGCTGTGGACAATGCCAACGATCTCACCTTTGTCTTCAGCGGCTGCCCAGCCCTCGGGATCCAACACGAAATAGTCGGGTGATGCAGCAAGGTTGCGACAGGGCATGTACCGCTGCCGTCCTTTGACAACCACCAGCAGCCCACAGCTTTCGTTGGGAACTTCGGTTTTGGCGTGTGCCAAGGCAGCAGCGCGAGCGGTTACGTTCATATATTGATGCCGCCAACACCAGGGAATCCACCGAATGGCAGTTCGCCATTAGGGCGAATGCTGTACGTTTTAGATGGTGTAAAAGTATATGTTGACGGGAGAAAAGTAACAGGGACATAGAACGTTGCACTTAGGCTATCACCTTTGTCTTTTTGTAGTGCTTTATCGACCAAAACTTCCGAGGCTCCGTTACTGTAAATAACTTTTGTTCCTTTGACGACGCCCGATCCTGCTACCAAATCGCCAATGCTTATGCCACTCGTATTACTCATTGCTAAGCGGTATAGCTTCTGTCCGTCGCCAAAGAGGCCACCACCTGCGCCTTTATATGTAACTGACTTAGTTGTTGCGCTTGCCCAAGCTAAATCATTAAAATCAATGTTTAGGTTGACGGTTGTTCCACTCACCGATGCAACTTTTGTACCTGCTGGAATACCCACGCCACTCACCGCAACACCGCTTTTGATGCCAGTAGCACTGCTGACTGTTATAGATAAACCATTAGACGCAAGCGTTCCGGTTCGCGTAAAGGGATTATTAGTAGCTGTTGCTGCTTGCGAAAGTGTAAGACTGTAGGGTGCAGTCAAATCTTTTGCTGCAACTGTTGTTCCGGCAGGTAATCCATATCCAGTGATTTTGTTGCCTGTACTTGTCTTTTGTACTTCACTTAACGTAAGACCCGTCATTGTTGTGCTGCCTGATGTCACATTCGCGCTAACGGTTACTGTGTCAAAACGGAGCTTGCAGCTACTCAGTCGTTTGCCGCATACATCTGCCGCAAGAGTTGTTACAGCTATATCGTCACGATCAAAATAGGAATCGCCTGTATAGTTACAGCCATCACCACGATAGGTCCACGGACAAATGTTTGCGATGACTTGGCGGCGTGGTGCGCGAACATTCTGCAGGTCAAAAACAGCGGCTAGCTCAAACTCAACAACCTCGCGGTTCTCAAATGATTTACGAGCAACGTAATACTCGTCACGTGGAAATTCAGCCGTAGGGTCTGGCGTGCCATAAGGATTGATGCCACCCTCAAAGTTCGCTGCATCTAGGTATTTAATTAACGTGCGGATGCGTGTGACCTTTGCACCAAGCAGGTCATTGCCAGGGTTAAACGTATTGACCGCCTGCAAAATTGCCGTGATAGTGCTGACAAGGTTTGCAACACGCAGTGTTGGTCTAGGAAGTTGACCTTGACCGTTGTATTCAAATCCAGTTGCTTCTACGGGATACCGGAGATAGGTATTGCCCGCGAATACCACCTGTCCGTATGTTGACGTGGCGTTGGCACCAGCGTGAAAGCGGTAGGTGCTAGCTGAGCCATGCAGATTGGCAAAGGTCTCCAGCACAAATAATTCGATGATGCCGCTTGGAGCAACGCCCTGTAGATCTGCGGCAAACTGCGTGATTGCTGCCCAGACAACACCGCCGTCCTCGACATAACCTTGGACACGGGTGCCGCTGGTCGTGTCGAAGATTGCAATCAGTCGTGGCCATTGAGGTTCTGTTGAGCCGGAACTTCCGGCATCAACGCACTTAAAAACCAAGCCCGTTTCAGGCACCGTCGTGGCGCGAACAACATCGCCGACGACGTAAGCAGTGCTAGCGGTCCAAGCTGCGTATGCCATCAGGAGGGTTCAAATACTTGCCGAAATGTTGCTGTAATTGTTGCTCGACCTGTGTAGTTGATCTGTTTGTCCCATTCAGCACAAACCCATTTGTAGCTGGTAACTTCTGCTGGTGGTGTCCAGTCAAAGCTTGCACCATCAATAGCACGAGCATCAAGAAACGCTTCGATAGTATCTGCATTGGCTTCTGTGATATTTTGCCAACTCAGACTCCATTCTTTTGGATTTTGATTTAAGCCAAATGTCAAGCGTTGTTCATAGCCATCACCAAATCGTGTAACACGAACGACGGGACGGCTGGTCTTTTGTGCGCCGTAGCTAGGTGTAACTGCAGGGAAGGTTGCCATAATCAGCGAGTCAGTAAGCCGCCAGGGCGTTGCTGTTTAACCAATTCTGCCTGCACTGCAGCGCCAATAACAGCACCTAGCTGCCTGCCAGATTGATCGTTGCCTTGAACGCTGCTGCCAGCTGCATCGACGTTGACGACGATGTTGGCACCGCCACCGAAGCTGCCAGTGGGAGCAATGCCACCGCTGCGACCTGGCATAAACAGCTCGGGACCACGTTCGCCAACGAGATAGGGCTGACCGGCACGAACACTGCCACCCATTGCACGCTGAGGGATGCCGTAGTTAGGACCAAGCGTTCCGAACTTGCCAATCATTCCACCACCTGCACCAAGCGGTGTTGCGCTACTGAATGGAGTCAGGAAGTTTTTGATGCCCTGTATTGCCTGCTCAATGATGAAGATTTTTACTAACTGTTTGGCAATATCAACTAAGGCACCGGAAGCGATCTGTTTCAAGCTTTCGCCCCAATTATCCGCGCCTGTAATCAACGCATCAAAAGCAGAAGTCATGCTTTGACCAAGAGTACCAGCCAGACTTTCCGCAAAGGTGAGCTGTTGCTGAACGCCCGTGTTTAGCTGATATTGCTGCTCAATGTGTTTCTGCAATGCGTTGAAGTTGTCTTGATTTGCTTTGCGCTGCAGTTCGTTCAGCTCACGTTGCGTATCGCGTTGGTTGGCAACAAGCTCAACCTGTCCTTTGTAAATGATTGCCTGTTGTGCTCGTGCGTTTGTTTCTTTTGCAAGCTCTACTGCGTAACGTGATTGGATTTCAATTTCACGCTCTGTGCCCTTTAATCGGGCTACAAGCATTGCGTCGCCTGCTGTTTCGGCTGCAGTAATTTTGTCTTGCAGCTCAGATTTAGTCTTGAGGACTTCAGCCTCAAACATGCGGTCGCGTATAAGTTCGGCTACACGCTTCTGCTCTTCTGCGGCTGCCTTGGCTGCACGTTCGGCTTCGCGTTCTGCTCGCTCTCTGGCTTTTTTTTCATCTTTTGATTCTGTCCCCTGGCGAGTAGATAAATTCAAGTCGCCGCCGCCGCCGGTTGGAACTGCAGGAGTTTCCATGCGAGCCAATCGAGCTTGCATTAAATCGAGCAATACTTTTGTGACCGGCTGACGGCGTAGTTTGGCAAGATCTGCCGCTTCTGCTTTCAATCCAGTCAGACCAACACCACCTGTTCCACTTGTACCCTTAAACAATTCTTCCGCACCACTGATGCCACCTAAACCCGCAAGTGGTAGACGCCCTCCTCGAATTGCTGCAGCTGCTGCAAATGCCCGAGGCTTGGTTGCTGCATTGATCAGATCTGCAACAGTGCCCAAGGTTTGAGCTGCAATGCCACCAAGTCCCCGAATAATGGGACCAAGCGATATAAGCAATTCTTTGAGACCCTTTATTGCTTCAATAATTGCAGGCAGCAAATCATCTGTAGCAGCCACTTGAAGATCTTCAAAAGCATTTTGAAGGTTCTTGACTTGCTGTGCTGGACCCTGCATTGCAGCACTTAATTCGTCAGCACCTTCGCTGGCTGCCCGTTTTAACGCGCGAATTACAACCTCGCTTGTAATCTCACCTTGTTCTGCTAATTTTCTAATCTCACTAATTGGCGCCCCCAGTTCTTTTGTAAGAGCAACAACCAATCCAGGCGCTTGCTCAAGCACCGAATTAAGCTCTTGACCACGAAGAACTCCGGAGCCAAGTGCTTGAGTTAATTGCAGCAACGCACTAGCTGATTCAGCCGATGTTGCTCCACTTACTTTTGCGGCAGTATTAAATCCAACAAATGCAGCTTCAATATCTTGAAGGCTGACATTCAATGGACGCAATCTGCCATATAACTGAGCAAACTGCTGATTTGATTCAGTGGCGCTCAAGCCAAATTGCTTCCCGGCGCGTGTTGCTGCATCTTGAGCACGTGCCACTTCACCATATCCTTGCGCTAAGAATGTAAGCCGACGAGACGATTCCTCGCGCTGAATCCCAGCCTGCACAGCTTGTTGTGCAGTTCGTAATCCTAAATATGCAGCGGCTAGTTTTGATACTGATCCGACCAAACTATTCAAGCTAGACGCTGCTTGACTTGCGCTAGTTCTTGTTGCGCCAAGTGCGTTATTGCTTCCATTAACTGCATTCTTTAATTTATCGGTTGCTGTGCTGGTTTGACCAGCAGCACTATTTACCTGCCGCAGAGCGTCAAGCGCCTGCCGCGCATCAACCCTTAGCTCGACGTTGGAGACTGCCATACGCTCATTCTATCGACGCCGTGCTTTATCCATAGCTTCCTTCTCTCGCTCGCCTTTCAGTTCGTAGTAAGCCGCAAAATGAACAAACTCAGCATCGGTCAGCTCAGTTCGTAACTTGCTAACCGTCATGCCAAGTTCAGTTGCCAGGAAGAACTCGAAAAAGAGCCAGCTATCCTGGCTCAGTCTTTTTTTGCTTCCTCTAAACCTTCCTCATTCCCGATTCCAAACAGGAACAGCTCAAGTTCATTTAGCACACGCTCAGGCAGTTCGCGTTGCAGCTTGGCAGCATCAGCAGCAGCAAAAGCCTTAGTACCATCCTCCAGTTCTGCCATCTGGCACAACATCTGAGTGCTGATCTCCAGCGCCTCGTCAGAACCTGCCAGCGTTGTTGCACGCTTACGGTCAGCGCGAGTGATCGGCTTAAAGTACAAATCCAGCACCACTGCACCAGCATCGTTCTTGATGCTGAATTTACGGCGCTGGTTAAGATCAAAAGCCCCGGTGAGCAAATCAACGGGGCGTTGTGATGCAGGCATCAGATAGACAGGGTGAGAGTACCGCTAGACACGAAACTGATGGTAACAATTTCGATCTCGCCAACAGTAGCCGAATACTCGGTGCTAGTCACCACAATGGTGCCTGTGATCTTCTTACCACCAGTTTCGTCGAGGTACAGCTCAACGGCTGCATCAGCTTCATCGGTGGCTTGATTGACATCCTTGATCAGATCAAGTTTGTCACCAGCGCCAGGCGCGTCATACATCACCTCGATGGTGCCAGAACCGCTGATCAAACCACCGACATTGGCGCGGTAGGTTGCACCATGAACAGTGGCATCATACGACTCCTTTTCCACGGTCATAGACCAGGAACGCACGGCGGCAATCTCAGAAAGACCACCGCTGCCAGCTTTATCAAAAAAGACAGTGCCTTGTTGGCCGCGATAAAAAGCCATGATCAGATGTCCAGGGTGATAGCGCCGTTGGTTACGAAGCTGACGGTGATCACTTCGATTTCACCCACGGTAGCCGAGTATTCAGCGGAGGTAATTACGCCATCGAAGCTAATCTTTTTGGTGCCGGTGGTATCGAGGTACAGCTCAAACAGCGCTTCACCTTGATCGGTGGCAGAGTTGACCATCTCGATGAACGCATTGGTTTCATCGGCGCTGCTAGCGGTGTAGAGCAGTTCACAGGTGCCGCTACCGCTGATCAAACCACCAACATTTGCACGGTAAGTAGCACCCAGTGCAGTGGTATCCAGCGATTCCTTCTCGACGGTCAACGACCACGAACGAGTGCTAGCGATTGCTGCAGCAGAAGAACCAGCATCGTCAAACTTGACGCTGCCTTGCTGCCCTCGGTAAAAAGCCATGGCTAAAGATCCTCGAAGGTTTCAAAGGTCATTCTGACCTGAGTTTGGAAATAGCCCTCGGGAGCTGGCGTGGCCACCACCTCGGGTCCGGTTGGCGGGTCAAAATGAACACCGCTAACGATGACCCTATTGTAAAGGTCGCGGATTCTTTTACCAATGGTGTAGTTAGCGCCCGGTCCCACGCCTTTGGCTGTGAAGATGTTTACTACGATCACACCAATAACGCTATTGCTGCTGCCGGTGGTGCCACCCATCGTCAGGTAATTGTTGTTGCCGAAGCTCACTAGGCATTGCACCCATGAACTGCCCGGTGTTGGGATGTATGGCTGATTGTGAAAAACAACGGGGATAGCTGGTGACAACGCCAGCTCAGTTGCTAGTCGCCCTTCAACAGTGGCACGAACGGTATTGAGGTTAACGGCTGCCATTAGTCTTGCCTCCCGATGCGATCAGCTTGCTGTTTAGCCCATGCTGTCATCTCGCGGGCGATGCGATCAGTCCAACCTGCAGCAGCCTGAGTTGACCAACCGTTAGCCAGTCTTTCTGCGTATGGCAAGTTGTTGTGAATGTGATAAATATTGCCAGCTTTTTCTACTTGATAGTCAAGCTTGCGTGGTGGAGTGATCCCAGTGGGGCTGGTTTGCGGTCCTGCATCGTAGCCAGGTGTACCCTGTTCGCTAACTGCCCAACTAAGACGAAAACGTCCAGTATCGACTGGGCTCTCCTGCTTTAACCTGCTGTCCGTTTCAAACACAGTCGCACGCAGCAGCTGTTCGTACTTTTCAGTTGAAAAGCTACCAATTTGATCGAGGCGAATGCGACGTGCCATATTTATGTCCTCAAGATCAATTCGTATGTGATAGGTTCATTATCCTGTTCGATAGTATCTACGCGAATAATTTGATGGCTGATGCTGTTAATTATTACGCGATCAGCGGTGCTCGGAACAGTGGCTGTATCTGCTGCGGCAACAATAAGCCGCTTATCACTAGCCTGCACTAACTCATTAACTTCGCGGGCGCTTACATTTTCAAGCACACCTTTGATGGCTGTATCAGATACAGTTTCAGTGATAGCGCCTGTAGTTGTGTTATAAGCGCCTGGTGTTACAACGCGAATCGTTACATCACCGCCAAACCTTGCCATGATTTTGCTGGCAACCTTGCGTAGCGGTGCAGATAGTGTCATGCCCACACCCTAACTGGATTTTCAGGAGCCACCGCATACTGCAGCCACTCCTCAGGTACATCGCCCAGGTAGTTGACGTGCCAGCCATCAAGGGTGACGGGCTCAGTGATGACATCACCAGTCTCGGGGTCGTATTCGCCGCCGGTCGTAATGGTGCCGATTACATCAAGGGCGTGGTCGTGAGAGGCAGGGACAAACTGCACAAGACCAGCAGCATCAAGTGCAGCCAAGGCAGTAAGACGATCCGGGAAACGAAACATCGTCGGGGTAGGGGCGGTGGTGAGTTCTTCAGTCATGGCGGTCATTGGGTGATCTGTTGAAGTGTGGAGTTGGGAAGGCGGGTTGGGAAGTAGGTGAGGCGGCGGATGGTGCCGTTGAAATAATTAGTGGCGCCGCTCCAGCCACCTTTCCCGATTAAGAAAGTGGTAGGGTTGGCCGGCACTAAGCAAGAGGAGTCAATATTGCCGAGTAAACCATTTGCGGCAATAACCGAATCGTTTGCTTTAAGCGCCGAAGCGTTTGCGGCAAGCACTGATGTTGTAACAATAGAACTTATATTCAATGGGGCAGTATTTGGATTTAAGTTCCATTGAGTTCCGTTCCAATTAGCATAAGCAGTGGTACCAAATGCGCCACCAGCGCCAATGTCCCATAAAACTCCGCCCACGTAACTAGAAGAAAGAATAGAAGAAGACGCAAACACCGTCCCCTCATCCTGCCGATACCAGGAGCTTTCAAACACCGTCACCGCTGCAGTGGTTGTTGGGATGTAAGCAGTTGCGGTGGAGCCGGCTTCTAGTTGGGCTCCCCAGAGATCGAATTGCGTACCGCCGCTGCCGCTATCTTGGATTTGCGCCGTTACACTGTTTGTTCCAACCGATGTAGTCTTGGTAACTGAAAAACGTTGCCACTGTGAGGTAACCGTTACGGTTTGAATAACGGGATCCGAAAGATTTGTATTTATAACAACCCTAACCTGGGTGCTTGTACTTGATTTGATCCAAACAGAAAAAACGTAGGTCGTTGACGCAGACCCTGAAACAGCTTGATATATGCCTGAGCTTGCGCTCGTAAATGCAATGTTATCGCCAGTGGTCGTTCCATTTGGTGCGACGGAAGTGTTTTCTGTTAGCGATGTTGTTCCGAACCTAGTCCACGATGTCCCAAACTCCTCACTCCTCAACAGCAGATTCGTCCTAAACGTCCCGAAGTTACGCTCCGAAATACTGGCCACGTCAGCACTGCGGGTGACTGCTGCTGTGGTGGTGGGGATGTAGCTGGTGGGGAACGCGCCGGCTTCTAGTTGGGCTCCCCAGAGGTGAACGGTAGTAGAAAGCGAGTTTGTTTCACTGCCTCCTGCGCTGGCTGAACTAACAATGTATGCACTCACAGAAGATGTAGTTGCAGCAGGAGTGAATACCATTGTGCAACGATACCAGCCATTTGGATACGCTTGAATTGATGACGTAGGCGTTGCGCCTGATGTCACGCCTACTGTGCCAACCTGTCCTGTCGCCAAATTAAAATTAGCCCACATCCCGCCAAAAGCGTTAAAGGTGCGAAGCTGCAAAAAATTATTAGTTCCAGCTTTTGCAAAAACGCTGTACGCATGAGGCGTCGCGGATAAAGTTACCGATTGCGATACAAAATGCGCTGCCAATGTTCCATCCGCCGTAACTGTATCGGCCGTCAATAGTCCGTCAGGGGCGGCAATGCTGTTGACTGTTACAGTCCTTGCCCCAGCACTGCTATTCCAACTTGCATTATCAAACTCCTCACTCCTCAGCAGCAGGTTCGTCCTCTGCTCCTCCACCAGCAGCCCCAAGCTCTCGCCCGTGGTGGGGTTGTGGTCGAAGCGTGGGGCGCTGTTGATCGTGCTGGTGGTGGGGATGTACTCGCCTACCGTGCTGGACTGCTCTAGCTGGGCGCCCCAGAGGAATAAGCCGCTGGTGCCGTCGCCGGTGTAAACAATGCTTCCAGTGTTGTCTGCAAGACGCAAAACTAAACGCCCTGTGGTCAAGTTGCCGCCGATTGACCCAGTTATGCTTACTCGATACCAGCCATCCCCAATGTTTGCAATTCTTGCAACCGCCCCAGATCCGGTTCCGGCATTGGCAGCAGATATTGTCCCAGTGGTTAAATTAAAACTGGCCGCAACGTAATTAGCACTATCAGAGCTTGAAAACCAAATATCCCCACGCGAACGCTCTTTTGCCTTTACGTAGAGAGAAGCTGTATATGTACCATTAGCGACGATTGCTGCGTCTTGAATCAGTGGATTGTGCGTTGTGGAAGCCGAAGTATCTTCAATGCCAGTGTCTGCGGCGAGTGTTCCGTTGGGTGCTGCGACTGAATTAGCGGAAACAGTTGCTCGCACCTTTGTCCAACTCGCATTATCAAACTCCTCACTCCTCAGCAACAAGTTCGTCGTCGCCGTCTTGATCACACCCTGGCTATCGACGTAGGTGCCGCTACTGGCGCGGGTGAAGGTGACGAGGTTCTGCCCGGTGGTGGCGTCAACGAGGCTCTTGTTATCGGCAAAGCGCAGGTCCAGCGACGGCACACTGCGGGCAGCGTTCCACAGTGGGTTGCGTACCCACGGTCCAGCTAGTGCGCCACCAGGGGTAACGCTGGTGCGGAAAGCAGCAGAGCCGCGCATCAGAGTCCAGCCTCCAACGTGTTAATGCGGAGTTCAACGGTGCTGGCACTCACGGGGGTGTAAGCGCCACGGGTTTCGATCTCGGCAAAGATCGAGGTGCTAGCTGCAGCGAGCTTGAGCAGACGACCCGGATAATCCACTTGCGTGTAGATCGTGCTGCCGAGATCCTGCGGTGTGGGCAGTTCGATGTAGCCCATGTAGGTGGCACGCTCGCCACTTACCAAGTCGAAGGCGGCGTTATCGGCGATAGCGGTGGGGCTGGCTGAGTAGAAGTGAACGCGGAATGCGCCCATGCCGCTCGGCACACTGCTGTCGCTGAAAATCAGCGAAGCGCTTTGCACGATTACAAAGCCGCCGCTGGGGCCAGCATTAATGAGCGTCAGGATCGCGCTGCCGCCGGTATCGCCAACCACATCACCAGCGGTATAGGCGGTGGTATTACTTGGGCGCGTAATGGTTGCCGTACTGCGAAATGCAGTGCCAGCTACGCCAAGCGAGTAACTGCCATCATTGCGGCGCCGTGCGACCGAATCGTTACCAGCAGGAGAGATAAGTGGCATGGGTCAGCTCCGGCGAATTGCAAAGTTGCCTGGTCCACTAATTCTAAGCCCGGTCAAATATCGTTCAAACAATGGCGGCACCTTATCGGCACCAACAGCTCCAAAATCAACATTCGGCGTCACGTCAAGGCTGCCGATCTTGACGTTTTTGTAATCTTCCAGACCGCTAAGCCCTAAAGCATCTGTGTTGCTATGCAGGAATACGGCAAGCACAACCTGTGCATACTTGATCTGGATTGGGATTTCTGTATCCGTAAAATAGTCCGTCGTGATACGAAACGGGAAGCCTACAGCGTAGGTGTTGATATACGTGTCCGGCTTCCGCACACCAGTACGCGGCCATTGCAGTGCCTGCGTATCGGTAGCACGAGCACCTAAAAATCGCTCACGATCTAAACGTTGCGTTGCCGTAAACAATGCACGGTTACGGCTATCAGTGTTGCCACTGTTCCAATGCTGTACGTCAGCATCTTCAACAAAGCCATCAATGATGGCTGTGGCATCAGCCAGCGTTAGGTAGCTGTTTGCGCTTGCCGACCCTACGGTTGCGTTGATTACTACTGCCATCGTTGGGTGGCTCCGTCATTTCAAGTTTAGGTGCAGGCTCAGCAATAGGAAAAGAGGCTGCCTCCTTAGAAGCAGCCTCACGTTCCTGGCGTCGCCTAAAAGCGAACAACCCCATTTATCAGCCGCCCTTGCGGTAAACGGTGAAAGCAGGGGTGCCCACTGCAGTGCAGACAAACACGTAACTTGCGCTGGTAGCGGCAGCCACAGTTGCCATGCCAGCCACGCCGCCAAGGGTAATACCCGAAGCAGCAGCGGTCAGGGTGATGGCATGAGTGGCAGCAGCCACGTTAACTACAGTCAGTTCGAAAGTAGTTCCGATTTCCAGCGCACCACCGATGTAGGTCTTCAGCTCAGCGCCAGTAGGAGTGGTGAGAGCACGACCCGTAGAAGGGGTCATGGTCACAACACCGTTGACGCATTCAGCTGCAGTCAGGGTGGTTGCTTCGTTAGCAGCAGCCTTTACAGGGTGCTTGCTGAGTGCGATCTCCTGAACCGAAAGGTCAGAAGTCAGCTCAAAGATGGAAGAAGGCATGGTCAGTTACCTCAATCGAAGTTAGAGGTGTTGGTGGCGCGAACGATACCAAGATTCTTGGTTTCGTACACCTTCGACCAGTTACCCACGGTCTCCAGTTGAGCACGGGTGGGGTTGACTGTGGTCACGCTCCACTTGGCACCAACGGGGTGGTAGACGTAGTGCAGGTCAATCGACATGGCATCGCTCTTGGCGAGGATGTCACGGTCTGTCTCTGTTTGCATCGCCATTTGCTCACCGCTGGCGATAGCGCCTTGGGTGAAGAAATAGGTTGCATATTCAGTGGTAGAACCGCTGCCATCGGTCTGCACATCGTCAGACACGATTACACGAAGACCACAATACGTGGGAACTTCGATGCTGCCGCCATAAGCAGCAATCAGCGAACCGCCAGATTGAGTGGTAGAAGTGCCGCGAGCTTCAGCGGTGCTGACATAATCAATCGCCTTGCGCTCAACCAGGTCGTAGTAGACCTTGGAGTGCATAGCAATAGCGGTCAGCTTGTCGCCTTGATCACCCAGCAGCGACTTAGCTTCTGCCACATGACGCGGCGACAGGGTGGTCGGGGTGTCACCCGATTCACCGTCGATGGTCAGAGGGAAGAAAGCAGCCGAGCTAGAGGTGGCGCCAAGGCTACCGAACACGCCAGCAAGGCAGGACAGCAGATCCTTTTGACGCTGGTTAGCGATGTAATCAGCGATTTTGGCGCCGATGGCAGCCATGGGATCGGAACCAGCAGCGAGGGCTGCAAGGTCACGAGCCTCAAAGGCGCGACCACGGTGCAGGATCACACCGACTTGCTTGTCAGCAGTGATTTTGCCGGGGGTCAGGGAGGAGCTATCGGTCAGCACCTCGAAGTCGCCGGAAAGGTTTGCTTTCCAGAAGGGAACGTTGATGAAATCACCGCCCTCGGTGGCATTCAGCTCCGCCATGGGCTGCACCACACCGCTAGCCAGGAAGGCATCACGCTGAGTGGTTTGCTCAATGACGTAAGGCGTAAATACCTCGGGGATGATGATGTCAGAGCGAAG